AAACAAGGTAGTAGTCAAAAAACCATTTCTGCCAACATTCGTAGAGAAATGAAGGCAGGTAAGCCGCAAAAGCAAGCAATTGCTATTGCACTCACAACGGCACGAAAAGTCAAAAGAAAGGCTAGAAAATGATGAATAAAGAATACGGCAAACAATCTATGGGTAAAGCCACACAAGCTGATATTGACCGCATGGCTCGCCAAGGTGGTGAGAATGAGGCTCGTGCTTCTGAGGACTACAACCGTCAAATGATGAAGATGCAAGCCAAACCCATGACCCGTTCCACTCCCCGCAAGATGAAGCGATGAGTAGGAAGAAACCTGAGAAGGGTATCAACCCTGCACTAGAGAAAGCTATCAACGAACTGCTTGCTCAAGTAATGATTGACCCTGAAGCAACCCTGACAGACAAAGCAAAAATCATTGACCGTGCCCTGAAGCTAGAAGCATTGAAGATGAAGGATGCTGATGAGGGGTATGGCGCAGGTTTATTTGGTGACGATGACGAGGATACATGATAATATGGTTATTCCATTATTAGACAGGAAAATCTATGGAAGCAACCGCAATCATTCGTCTGGCGTTGGGAGTTATCACCGACCGCTTAATTACCATTCTTGCTCTTCTCACCTCCTTTGGTATGGGCTGTTGGGTAATGTGGGAACCCAAGTGGGAGAGAGTGACAACTCTTGCAATTTATGTAATATTCAGCTATCTGTTAGTGAGGATAAAGGAGAAAAAACATGGAAATGATTCCGAAAGTCAAAACAACTAAAGTACAGGGTCAAATTGGAACTGGTATCACACAGAACAAGATGTGTGTACCTGGTGAATTTACCCCTGGCAAACTCCCCGCAGGTGGCTTTCAAGCTGTGTGGAACTTTAAAAACAACGTGCCTAACGACTACTTCACTCGCAAAGAATCTCCAACATCTGGTGGCGGTGGAAAGGTCTACTGATGGCTAATAACATCCCTTTTCAGATACAAGGTAAGACAACTCGTATTAACGTAACCACTGCGGCTAATACTGTTTCTATCCTTGCTGATAGCCCTTGTAATCAACTCAGAATACACAACGGTACAGCCGCAGAAGTGTTTATCCGTGTGGGTACAGAAAGCACAGATGCTGCTGTAATTCCTGTTGCGGGTACTCCTGCATACGGGACAGTGCTACACAATAATCAAACAATCATTATTACTTCACCCAAGCAATCGGCAAACACCGCCGCTAATTCTGTCTATGTTTCTGCCATTGCACCCACAGGCACGGCAATAGTGTATGTGACCCCTGGCGAAGGCATGACATAGGAGTTGTAAATTGACCCGTTCACCCTTGCTCTAGGCGCTATTGCGGCGATAAAGCAAGGGGTTGCACTTTACAAAGACATCAAGCAGACTGGTGGGGAACTGCACAAGATAACCAAGGAAATATCTGGTTACATCGGTCAGTTCTTTGAAGCGCATGAACAGGTAAAGAAGGAAGCGGAGGAGCAAAAGCGTAATCCTCCTAAAACAAAATCGCTTAAAACACAAGCTTTAGAAAATGTCTTTAACCAAATAGAGTTAGAGAGACAAGCTGTTGAACTGCGTGAGTTTCTTATCTATCATGTAGACCCTGCCTTGGGTGCGGTGTGGACAAGGTTTGAGGAGGAATATGCGAGACTACGAGAAGAAGAGGAAAAGGATAGGCTAGAGCAAGAGGCCAAGGATAGGAGAGCGTTGTGGCAACGAAAGCAAATGCTAAACAATCTTCAAGACAAAGCTCTAATAATCGGAGCAGTGATGATAGTTACTATATACCTCCACCTCCTGTTCCTCGCCCTGCGGCAAATGAAGATAGCCAAGTGGGATTCTTGATAGCTTTTCTCAGCATGGTTATAGTTTTTGCTCTGCTTTTGCCTATCTTGGGCTTCATGTATCTTGACATTCTTGAGGCCAAGAAGGAAACTAAACGACAACAGGAACAGGTTCAACGCTTGATAAATCAATTTAAGAGAGAAAAGGAAGACAAGTGATACCCATAGTTGCATCATTGCTTGGTAGTCTTGCTGAAAACGGTCTTACCCTTCTATCTAGTGCCATTCAAGCAAAAGGCAAGGAAGTTGTGGAGAAAACCCTCGGAGTCAAGATTCCAGACTCGCCGACTCCTGAAGATGTTTCCAAGCTACGGCAGTTGCAGTTTGACCATGAAGAGAATTTGCTGGCGCTAGGTATAGAGAAAGCCAAGCTAGAACTGGAAGAAATGAAAGTCTTGGCAACTGCTGCACAGAATGACGCTGACAACATCACCGACAGGTGGCAAGCGGATATGTCATCTGACTCTTGGCTGTCCAAGAATATCCGTCCTATGTCACTTATAGCCATCTTTCTAGGTTATTTCTTGTTTGCCATGATGTCTGCCTTTGGTTACAACGCAAACGAGTCCTATGTCACCCTGCTTGGTAACTGGGGAATGCTCATCATGGGCGCATACTTCGGTGGACGCACAGTCGAGAAACTCGCAGAAATGAGGAAGAAATGAGCCTCAGTACAGAACAAGCAGCATTTTTGCTAGACATGTGTAAGTTGATTACTTACGCTACAGAACAAGGGTTTGTCGTTACAGGTGGGGAACTTGCCCGAACACCTGAACAACAGGCCATTTATTTCAAGACAGGTCGGTCTAAGACCATGAACAGCATTCACTTAAAACGCTGTGCTATAGACTTGAACTTCTTTAAAGACTCAAAGATAATCTGGGACAAAGGCATACTTGCTCCGCTTGGCGCATACTGGGAGTCATTGCATCCTAAAAACAGGTGGGGAGGTAACTTCAAGTCGCTTGTTGACTGCCCCCATTTTGAAAGGAATGTAGGATGAGAAAGAAGTTTCCAAACCTGTCCGTAGGAAGAGGCGAGAAACTTTCTGTCAAAGCGGGTGGCGGGTTGACTGCCAAGGGTAGAGCAAAGGCAAACAGGGCTACAGGTAGTAACCTGAAAGCGCCTACAAAATCAGGCCCTCGTCAAAAGTCTTTCTGCGCTAGAAGCAGTGGCTGGACGGGAGAACGTGGAAAAGCAGCAAGAAAGAGATGGGGTTGCAGATAATGGCATACACACCTAAAGCCCAACGTGGCTTGTACTTCAACATTAACCAACGCAGAGCAGCGGGACTGCCGCCCAAGCGTAAGGGTCAAGCGGGTTACCCTACCAAAGAAGCATTTGTCAGAAGCGCACGTACTGCTAAACGCTGACCTTTTCTAATTCTGCTATCAGGTGAGGGCCGTGGTAGCGCATGTTGTTGATGTGAAACTTGCCCTTAAACCCATACTGTTTAGCCCAAGTCTTCTCGTCATCAAAATATTCTGCAAAGGTCAGAGGCGTGATGATGTTGACATGAGTAGGGTCTTGGAATGCTGGCGCATGTGGAAACGCTGGTGTTGAGGACAAGAACTTTCCACCGACCTTCATGACTCGCCAAACCTCTGACATCAGTTCCACAAAAGGGTATCTACGTTGTGGGACATACAACAGTCTGGGAATGTGTTCCAGAAAGTCGTAGGCAGTTACAAAGTCAAAACAGTCACTAGGATAAGGGATAGGCTCAATAGCCAGGTCAGCGTCCTGAATATCAAGTCCTATCACCGTTAAAGCAAGATATGGGTTGCGGATTGTTTCACCGCACCCAAGGTCAAGAGAGATGGTCATGTTTTTGTTTCTCTAATTCGTAGACTCGTTCTCTTAAATCGGTAGAACTGTAACTATGTTTTCTTTTGTGATAGTGCAATTCAATGCTGTTGTCTAAACAATACTGCTTGCCTGTGAATTCTCTATTTAAGTATTCTTCACTCAAAAACCTGATATGCATTTCTTGCGTCATGATGATGTTAAGCAAGTCTTTTTCTGTTTCATAGACAACAATTTCATCTATATGTTTACATGCTTGTAATTGCACGTATCGTTCATAGACCGACTGAACAGGCTTGTTTTTTAGGCCAGGTCTGTCAACAGTCGGGTCTACTTGCAAAGCAACCTTTAAGTAATCACAGAGGTTCTTTTCCATTTTTAACATGGTTACATGACCTGCATGTAGCAAGTCAAAAGATGAACACTGAAATCCTATCTTCATGCTGCGGGTATCAAGCCACCTTCAAACAGGTAGCTTCCAAAATGCCCTAAAACCACCCAAGGAGCAGCATAAATCTTGTAGCCATGCCTACGTGCTTCCTGACAGAAATAGTAGTCTTCTGACAATAATCTGTTCACACCCTCTTCAATAGCACAGGCAAAGAACTCCACAATCTTGTCTTGCTTTATTTCGCCTGACAAGAAGGTAACGTCATTTGTATAGCTTGCCATCTTGGTTGCCAAGTCTTCCAAGCACTCACGTTTAATTAGCATGAACCCTGTACCGCCATTAAAGATTTCTACAGGCTCATGTGCTGGTACTGTGACTGTGCCTTGATAGTCTTTTAAGTTAACCACCAAGCTACCTGTACGGGTCTTGAGTTTGTCAACAGGCACACCTTCTTTGACAGCCTTCTCTACCTCATGCCAGTTGATTTCTTTTTTGGGGTAGATACCGCAAATAATGTCTTTGTCTGCTTCAATCATAGGCACGATGTCAGCAGGATTCCACTTAATATCTGCGTCAATAAACATTAAATGGGTAGCTTCCTTCTTGTTTAAAAAGCCATGTGCAAGAGCGTTACGCCCACGCTGAATCAGAGACTCGTTAAACATGCAGCTAAAGCTCATGTCTATATCGTTTCCTCTCATAACAGTGGTCATGTTGACCAGTGACTGACAGTAGTAGCCCGTGGTCATGCCACCATACATAGGTGTGGCTACAAAGATGTGCGCCTTACTCATTGCTGAACACCTCGGTCTGTACTCATGATTGCTTGTGCGTCTTCAAAACCAGCTTGGTATGCAATGTTCCACAGTTGTTGCAGAGACATGTTAATCAAGTTGTTGGAGTAATTGATACTGTTTTGCGCCTTAGCAAGAGACTCTGGACTCATCTGAATTTGTTGTGGTTGTGTCACGATATATCCTCTATTCTTAAAACATATTTGTTGGTCTTTGTGGATTTTCTCCACCCATGCACCTCTACACGAATCCCTGCATCTCTCACAAGAGCAAGCGTGTCAGAGGCCATAATCTTTTTTATGCGGTCACTGACAGCAGAAGCGGTAACTTGCACTGCCAGTACCTCACCCTTCCTGATAGCAAGAAGGTCTGCCCACCCCCACAGGTCTTTTCGTTGTTTGGTGAAACTGTTCCACTTCTCAACTACTTCAACGTGGTAGCCAAGCTCACGCAAATGAGCCAAGCTACGCTGTGTGGGAGAGACTTTTGTCGCCATTAAAAAGGCACATCCTCATCATCATTACGTGGAGGCTTACGTGCATAGCTAGGAGTTACCTCTTTGTCTTGCCGCTCTTCCTCACGTTTCTTCTTGCTCCAGTTGTCTTCTTTCAAAGCAAGCAAGTTGTAACCTCTAGCGGTAGGCTTTTGCCATGCCGCTATCTTCAGCTTTTCACCTGCTTTGTAGTCCATATCTAGAACGAGAAAACCTTTAAAGTCTGGGCCTTTGGGAGACTTACGCATCTCCTCTTCTTCCCAGTACATGACACCTGAACCTGGCATCTCTTTGTGTGCATTTCCTGTTGACATGTATATCCTTTCAGTTGAGTGTGTATCTGGCGTACTTCTTGCCGTTTTCATTAACCATGTGCGTAAAGATTCTGTGTCCGTCTTTACGAAGAGTTTCGATATGTGCTGCAAGCCTGAAACAACCGAATTCATTTAATGCCCCCAGTGGTGTCAGACTTTTCCCTTCTTGTAGGTGGGTCAAAATATTGGCTCGCTGAGTCCCGAATCGGGAAGTGGTTGGGACTTGTCGAGCTTTGGGTAGACTGTTCCTCCTGCTTCAACGATTGCTCCTTTGAGCCTGACTTTGTCCATAGTGTTGAAGTGTTCTGTAACAACCTTGTTGCACTCGGCAAGTGAAGAGAGCTTGTTTGCCTTTTCCTCCACAGAGAGCTTTTGACTTTTTGAAATGCGTGAAACCATTTCTGCATAGCCGCCTATCCAATCCTCGGTTGTAGCGAACCTTGAGTACGGCTCGTCAGTGCCTGGTACTTGTAGCGGGAATGCGCCGTCCTCAACACGCTCAACAATTTCAACCTCTGGTATGTTCTCCACGCGCTCCACACTCCCCATAAATTTCTCCTTGGGTGGTTCAAAATCTTGTACCTCTTCAGGCGTGTAAACGCCGACAACGCACCCTGGGAAGACGGAACGAATGCCCTCGCTGATAACTCTCGCGCGTAGCATCGCTCTCGGGTAGTTCTTCCAGTTATCCTTATTGGCGATGCCAATGGCTTTAGCCTGAGCAAGTGTCCAGCTAAGTTCAAGTGTGCCGCCCGATGGATGGCTAAACAAGCCTGTGACTTTGTCATCTGTGTATTCCTTCCAGTTAACTGTACCGCCAGCCTGTTGGAAACGAGCCAGCATTGCATCTGCTTTGAGAGCGGGTCTGCCTTGGATGACATGGAAGTCACGCATAGCTACGGCGGGGTGCATGTTCTCGGCTTGGCACAAGAGCATGATTGCCATTGCTTCCTGTGTGTTCTTGAACCCGAACATCTTGCTACCAGCGGCAACTTCTGCCATCTGCTGCATGTCTTGAAACGGAACAATATTATTCATTGGGAACATCCTTTACTTCTCGTTGTTTCATCATTGCGTCTGCCATCTTGTAAGCAACTTCAGCATCATTTTCAAGAGTACTTTCTTCATACCCAAGAAGAAATTGCATGGCAAGACCTGCGAACCAGTCTCTCAAATCCATACCATCTGACATAGTTGTCTGACCAGAGGTCGGGTGCTTGTG